GTAGTCAAACCCTTCTACATAGTCCCAACGTATGATACCATTCTTCCAGAGTAGTGCGCTTTTGATCCATGTTTGGATTAATTCCCACCCATTGTTCTGTTTGAAGATAGCATAGTTTGTAAGCAAAGACGCATCCTTAGAGTTCTTAAAAGCTCCGGGACTATCGTCATATGGTACAAACCTAGCTAACCTACCATTGTTTAGAAACAAATCTGTAAGGATAGCTGTGTATGCTTCTATAGTTTCTGTAGTTGAAGTATCTACAATACTAGACACACCCTGAGGTGCTAAGTGATCTGCAGCTACACCTGCGTACTCATACGTAGATCGTTGTCGTTCTAGTGTCATATCAGAAGAATTTAACCACTCTCCTGTAGACCCCTGTATCCCATAATCAATTAAATTAATTAAGCTTTCGTCAGATACTTTTTCTTTATAACCATTAGATGCCATTATAATGAACCCCTGCCTGTAAGTATTTCTTTTGAGTCAGCCAAGTCTGCATAGTCGTAATCTTTGTTACCTGCTTTTATGACTGGCTTTTCCTTTTTAGGTTTTGGTTCTTTCTTATCTTGTGCTTCTGTTTCAATAAATCGCATAGCTCCCTCCGTGGGTCTAACTAACTAACTATGGGGCCATGCCCTTAATTCCTTACTATTAAAATAATTCCTTACCTTTTAAGTAATCGTTACATCTTTTACCTTTTAAATACTTAGGTATATTATTATCACTGTATCTATATGCTAATCTTTCAAGCCAATCTAGGATTCTTTTCATTGCTCCCTCACTTCTTTTTTACTAAGTTTGAAACCCCCATGAACACAGAGACTACACCAGCGACAGATACAAAGTATATAGAGGCCATACTTCCTATGATTTCTGATGCTTGGTTCAAACCAAGAGCACCAGTGCCAACAACCCCAAAAGGGTAGAGCAACATTCCCCATAGAGCAAACCAAGCCATCTTCCTGATTTGATCTCTATGAGCGTCATCATCTTCTATACGCCTACGCTTATCATCTAAGAGTAAGGCATCCCATTCGGGTTTTTCAATTGCCCCTGTGTTGTTAGTATCTGCTTGAGCAAATGTGTTCATTTATTTTTACAGCTGTTATCACAGCACTCACATCTTAGTCTTAGGCTTTTTATGAACCAGAAACTTACTGTTTTTGGTATGAGTAGCACCTGACATAACTTTTCCTTTAGCGTTTTTATGAGTTGGGCCTTTGTGTTCTTTACCGTTTGGTAGATAGTGTTTAGATGTAGCACCCATTATACCCTCCTGTTTGTGTGAATTAAGTGGTGGTTTACCTGCCGCGACCACCAGCGCGTTATGAGGACAATGCAGGAAACTTTGTTCTCTATAAGGAACTTAGAAAACCTAGGCATAACCATAGTATACCTTTGCGTATTCATTGTTCTCATCAATCTCTACCATGTCATGTGGAACTCTTCCATCTACCCAGTACTCTAGTACTTCATCATGAAATTCTTCTTCTAAATCCACATAGTTTCGTCTGGTTCCCACTCTGATATTCGTTCTGTCCATGATACATTCCTTGTGTTTAATTTGTCCCAGTGTGTACGCAATACCTCTGCACATATAGCTAGAGCAATAACTGTATCGTCATAACATCCGGGAGCAGCCTCAGTTTTCCCACTTGCAGTGGCAATGTAATCTTTAAGTTCCCTTATTAATATAGGGGCTGGTATCATTATATCTTCATTATCTATGAGATTCTTTAAGTTGCCTATGATTACTGGCTTAGACGCAGAGGTTGTCCTAAACCCTAGTCTCATACCTTCTTCATTAGACACATTAGCCATCTTGGTTTGTTTATACAAGTTAAGATAGCCCATCTGTTCTAGTTTCTGTAGTGTAGCTATACCCATCGAATTAGACTCTACTGCTAAGAAAGCATTGTTGTAGTATCTGCCTAGATAGAAAAGCAATTCACCCCACATACTAGGATCAATCCTGTTATTGCGGTACACAGCTACAATTTCATAGCTATTGTTCATAACAACTGCAGCACTGTAGTCCTGACCTACTCCTAAAGAGACATCAGCTCCTATAACGTAGGGCTCTTCCCACTTTGGGTAGCTGTAGATAGAGAGATTACCCTCTCTGTTCTCATCAAACATCTTACTGGATGGGTCCCAATCACTACGCCTCTGTTCTGGCCTAGGTATTAGAGAGTTTAGTTTCTCAATATTAAATACATTAGAACCAGACACAATAAATGCTTCGTCTGCTGTAGCAGGGTACTCCTGTTGGAACTTAAGCTTACCACCCTCGGCAATCTTTAAGCGCCTCCAGTAGATTTGATCAACATCTAATCCGTAGTTCTCTACAATCTCTTCTTCTTCTATCGTTAACTCCATCCCTTCAGGAGCTGTACGTCTGTATTCACTTGTTATAAACCAAGGTAAGAAGATTGGTAGGTATTCATTCTCCCCAGCCACAGCTCCCTTCCATAATCTATAGAATTCTCCTTGAGCACCATTAGCAGTGGACTCTAGTATAACCTCTGTACCTTCAGCTTGTGAGATCCCTTGGAATAATCCAGCAAGTATCTTCTCATCGTGGGTCCAGAAGGCGATTTCGGAGAGGTGAGCGATAGTTGGGGTTGTACCTCTACCTGCCTCAGGTGAACCAGCTGTATATAACCTATAAGAACCAACAGCATCCCTATCTTTGTATGCAGGTGATTGGATTTTAATCTCTTTAGCGTTAGACGTAATCTCATGTGGTACTAAGTTACCCTCCATGTTTCTAATTAGGTTCTTTGACATACTGAATAGTGCATCAGACGTAGCTGAGTCATGTGCCATAACCACAGATCTAGAGTGAGGGGAGAAGTAGGACTTCCAAAAGACCCTACCAGCACAGTATGTTGATATACCTTGCTGCCTAGCCTTTAATATAATAGCCCTAACCCTACCAGTACGCTTGAATTGCTCATCCAAAGCCTCTGTTATCTGCTTCTGACACTCATTGAATGTAAAAGGTATGAACCCTAGGCTAGTATTCTTAGTAATTATCTTGATTTGTTCTTGAGCAAAGGAGGAGAAGTCCCCCTCGTACCCTTTTAGTTTATTCCTTTTCTCTTTTTCTTTAAGAAGAGACATTATCTCTTTGTTATCCATCTCTATCCCCTATGTTGCATTGTCCCTATAAGGGACTTAGAGTGAATACTGTAGTATTTTTTAGAATTGTAGGTATCTGTAGGAGGTTTGGGGACACCCTCGGAGCTGAGAGAGACATAAGAATGACTTATTATTTCAGGTATACCCTTATTTAATTCAGTACCCCCCTATTAAGCTCTGTTAATCATTCAATTCAATAGAGATCCCTAGTCGGGATCAGGTTTCTTTAGTCTTTCTTAAGGGTGGGCTCTTAGAGGCTCCCTCAGTTGTCTAATCAACGTAGGTACTGTGAGGTTCCCTGAGAGTATTAGGGATCTGAGAGGATCTCTAAGGGAGTCTAAGGGGGGTGTGATCACATAGACCTTAGCGAGACTGTTGGTGTACTGTAAGATACTGTAAGAGACACTGTGGGGAACCTGTTCTCTAAGTTCCTTATAGGAAGAAGTCCTCCAGTCCCCCCCCATTAGGTTACTATATATCTATCTATAGTCTATCTCTTAGAACTCTCCCAGGGCTTGTAGCAACTGTAAGGGTAGACACAACACTAGTCTCTGTATGGATAGTCAGTAATCTGCCCACGGGGGTCAGATTTAGGAAGAATTAATTATCTCTCTTGAAAGGAGAACACTATGATTAAGCTTCCAAGACATACAACAGACTGGTTTGGCAAAACACTAACTCTCCAATGGACTGGTGGGTATGGACAAATCTGCAACGAGAAGTTCTTCGTGGAATTCGAAGATCCATACTCACACTACGAAGGAATATGCTTCAGTGATGGTGAGGAATTAACAGAATCAAAGCTACGATTCACTGCTATCTCAGAAGATAGTGAAATGATCACAGTGGTTTTGGTTGAAGATGGTAAAACATTCTAGAAAGGAATGAACTATGGTATACTTATGTAAACCATCACCTATCTCTGGTGAAAGTACGTGCATGACATTCGATATCAGTCAAATGGTATTCGATGATTGCTATGTTTCATGGTCAGAAGGCGCACTAATACAGGATGCCTTTCCTATGCTTAATGCAGACGAGCGTGAGTTCCTTATGACAGGAATGACTGTCGCTGATTGGGATAGGGTGTTGTCATGATGGAACTATTACTTCTCTTGGGAACCTTCGGGTTCTCAATCGCATGGTGCTTATTCTTATATGTACCTCTAGATTAAACTAGCAAAGGCAGTTGAGATTGCCTTTCGTAGTCTAATTTAACAACTCTTGAAAGGAGTAAACAATGGCTAGTGAGGATGGCTACAGTATGACTGTGGTAATGCAAGAAATAGATGGAGGTAAAGTAACTACTCTCTTCTATCGTCTTAATGATACTAACAATTTAATTGATCCAATCATTGAGGGTTGGAAAACTGCTGGGTATGACATTCTGTCTATCGGCTTTGTGAAAGGAAGTAGATAATAATGAAAGACATGAACAGATTACGACTCAAGCTAACTCGTAACTACGAACTTTCTATAATTCAACCTAAAGAAACTATCACTATTGAGATAGCTCTGATAAATCCAGAAGGAGACATTGAAGAATTTTCATCTGCGTTGTTTGAAGAACCTGATCAAGTACATCAGAATCTATCAGCGCAACAATTAATTACAGCTATCCACAGAGCTGAAGACCATATCAGAAGGAGTAACACATATGGCAACTAATAAAAACGAAGCTATTAAAGCTACTATGTCTAAGTATCCTGAAATGAATAAGGCAACTGCAACTTACTACGTTGAAGAAGTCTTGGGGTACTTCAAGTGATAGGGTGGCTATTCATAACCGCTTGGTTGGTCTTTTGCATATGGTATGCTTGGGATCACTATCAGGAACTAATAGGCAATCGTCCTAAACACTAAAGGGATCTCTTGGAATCTGACCACAGGGGTCAGATTTTAAAAGATTTTTTAATCTACATCCATATAAAAGGAATATAACTATGGAATTCACTCCACGTAATTATTTGATCAAAGATGTTTATGCAGACTTCGCTAGGCTGTCCACTCCTAAAGAGGGCTTAACTCCGGGCAAAAAGCAGTTTGAGGTAAAACTCCGCTTTAAGTCTAAGGAAGCAGCTGATGAAGCTGAGAAGCAACATCTTATTGTTAAGACTGATCCTCAAGGCGAACGCTATGTATCAGTCAAACGTAACGAGCTACGTGCCAATGGTGAGCCAAACGGGCCACCACGGGTTGTCAATGGTAACAACCAAGAGATCGATTCCACAAAGATCGGCAATGGTTCTACTGTAAACGTCATCTTGTACCAGTTTGCTTACGATATGAATAACCGCAAGGGAATCTTCAGTTCTCTTACAGCTGTTCAAGTAACAGACCTCGTTGAGTACACTGGTGGTGCTAATAGCATGGACTTTGATATTGTCGGTGGTGGTACTGTTGCCCCTAGTGACAACGCTGGTGCTGGTGCTGACGAACTCTTCTAACCCCTCAAGACCTGAGCAAGTCTATAAACTGCTTATTTATTATTGTGAGTAGTCATCTAAGTACTTGTAGACCACATCCCAGTAGGGCAATGCTTCCAATAGGGAGATAGAACGTAGGTATCACACAAGATGTTCTGGCTACTCTCAATAGTAAATTCTCATATAAACCCTAGCTGACGCCTTTGAACCCTTCCTCCTTTCAGGTTCATAGTCCAGCTAGGGTTTATTTTTTCTCAGAAAGGAATCCCCAAGAGGGGATACTATATTTAAAAAGTCTTCAAAAAGACTTTAGCAATTCGCCCACGGGGGGCGAATTTAAAAAGATTGCAGCTAAAGCTACTCTCTTTATTTCAAAAAGTTTCCATAGAAACTTTAAGGGTTCAAGGATCTCTAGAAGATCCTTGAACTCAAAAAGCTGGTGATTACCGACAAAAGGCACTTAGAATACCAGAGGCAATAAATATTTCATATATAGTTTACTTACTAATGGCGCTGTACGTACTTATAGCAGTCATACTCAAACGACCATAACACAACTAGTCAGGAAAGGCTATCAAAATGACAACAGTAAATCCAATCGGACGTAGCAATTTACAATTTCGCCGCACAACAAAGCGGTATGGTAAACCAATAGGATCATTCTCTAATCACCAAGGATACCTTTCTGTCGCACGAGATGTAGCGTCAGGTCAATTCGTATCTCGGACTAAACTATCTATAGCTACTGTAGATCGTATTCGAAATGTAATCAAACTACGAGGTTTCAACTAATGGACAAACAAAATATCTTCTGGACAGCAGAAGGTGAAGTTGTAATAGAAATAGCTGGAAGGGCATTGATACTAAAACGAGCAGAAGCAGAAGCTCTGTTCGTAGATCTTGGTCATGTTTTACAAGACATGGCTGTATCTAATGACAAAGTGAATGATGGGTGACCTAGTAAACTTTGAAGATAGAAGAAGAGCTATTGAGTATCGTAGGATTGCCCAGCTCTTTAATGTTGTAGTCCACATAGGCACTAACGATGAATACGAAATCGACATGGAGTGCAATGAGGACTACGACACATGGGCAGTCTTCATGGGTCTAGAATGTCTATACGCTAAATATGGAATCGAGAATGGGTTCCTTGGAGATGATGATGATAAAAAGGAAGATGAGTAACTTCGATGTGACAATAACAATTACAAACACATTTAAACTTCCAGCTATTGACAAGGAGTCTGCTGTTCATCAAGCTATCGCACTGGGTATAGACGAAGTAATAAAAAATGCAGACTTCAGTTCATCAGTCAAAAAATCGGAGACAGATAATGACGGTTATAATTAATCCCGGAAGGGACGAAGTACAAGCAGTCTTCCTTAGGTCTGCACTAAAACTATCTCAAAAAGGTATCATGCCTAGTAAAGGTTTGACTAAAAAGAAACTAATGTCACTCGCATCTCACATCACAGGTAATGCTTACAAAAGAGGTCAATTAGATAATGCAATCTATGACCTGACATCTGTGATTGATGCAAACGAAACGGATATATATAACTAAAGGGGAACCTCATGCCTAACCATTGCTACCAGCAAGTCTTCCTTGAAGGCCAAACAGAACTAATTAGAGAACTATACAACAGTCTGGCATATGTTCAGCCACAATTCTTACAGACTATTATGCCAACTCCAATAGAATTGTTTACTTCAAAAGACTGGTCAGTATATGACTGGCGAGTTGAAAACTGGGGTACTAAATGGGAAGTCGCAGAAGTAGAAATAACAGATACTTCTTGGGATTACTCTGGTAATATCATGCCTAGTTACCTGATAGGTGATAAGACAAAAGAAGTCTTGCAGAACAATACAACTTCTACAATCAACTTCAATTGCTGGACTGCTTGGGGACCACCCACACCAGTCTGGGATAAACTCAAAAATCTAGGTGTGTTCGTAGATGCTGACTATCAGGACGAAGGAGGGATGTTTGAAGGTACATGGTTAGATGGTGTCAACGACTCATGGAACCCTGATGATGGAGAGGATGTAGAAGATGATAACAACTAATCAATGGGATGAAACAGTTGTCAAAGTTGAAATAGATCAATTAGATAATGATCAAATAGCTATGGTAACTGGGATATGTAGAGAAACCCTAGATAGACTTGATATAAATTCATACTTTGACATGGAACTATCAATCATCCTCTTAAATAGAGATGCATTAGAAACCAATATAACAGAAAGTAAATAACATGGCTAAAGAGGCTGTACACATATCTGTAATGACAGGTAAACTACAAGGGCTGAGAGCAATCAGCACGAACACTAAAACAAATAAATATTGTAAGACACAGCACGAACAAGCTGTGGCTAAAGATTCAAATAATATTTGCAAGGTATGTTACAGTCACAAAATGCTAGATGGTTTCCGTAAGAATATGGCACCAGCCTTGCAACGCAAC